GTCGCAAACGATGTATTGCTCAAGATGGGACCAAACCCATACAAACACAAGCAGCTCCCCTTTGCCATGACCTATGACATAAAACGCCCACACAAGTTCTACCACAAGGGTGAGGCTAAACTGCTTGAATCAATGCAGAAAGAACTGAACAAACTTCGCCGGATGATCACTGATCGAAACCACCTGGACATCGACAAGATGTGGTTAGTTAGTCGAGATGAGTCGATGAATGAAGAGGATCTTGCGGCTCGACCTCACGGCATGATCAGAACCGACGATCCTGCAAACTATAAACCAGTAGAGTACGGAGACATTGCTCCATCAGTAGGCATGACCCTCCAAGAGATTTCCAAGGATGCAACGCGTGTAACGGGCGTCAATGATCGTATTCAATCAGCCAAGACTCCGCTTACCGCAACTGATGCAGCCATCAAGAAAGAACAAATGATGCAAACGATCAAGGCCAAGTTGAGGAGACTTGAAAAAGGATTCCTTGTCGATATTGGTCGGATGCGTGTTGCGAACATCATTCAGTTCTATGCTCAACCAAAACTTGAGAAGATACTCGGTGAGGCGGGAACTCAGGAATATACCAATCAGCTCATGACAGCTCAAAAGCAAGGACTCTTGCAGAATATAGACGGGACGATGTTTAGAAAGAAGTATCGTGAGATTCGGATTAAAGATAAGCAGCTTGTGCCTGATGCCCGAGGACAGATCATTGAACAACCAACCCAAGGATATTCATTCTTTGACCTTCAGCCAAAATACTTTATTCCCCATGCAAGCGGACTATTTAGCATTCAGTTTGAAGCTGGTTCAACCATGCCAGTATCTAAAGCCCTTATGGTCAAGCAGACCCAAGATGCAGTCATGCAACTGATGCCTCTGGCCACGGCGGGCATTGGCTATGACCCAGTCAAGCTCGGCGATGAACTCCTTACTTCACTCGATAAAGATCCATCCCAATACAAGCTAGATGATGCAGCAAAGGATGTCAAAGATTCACGAACTGAGATGATGATCAACCTAGCCTCACAAGAGAACGACGAAATCACTAAAGGACGTCCAATCCCTGAACTTGGTACGCCATATGCAACCGCTGATCACACGAGAATCCATCTTGCCTACATGAGATCACCTCCAGGCAAGGCACTGGGACAAAAACAATTTGAAATCCTAACGAAGCACACGATGGGCGAAATTAGTGCACAGTCTATGCGTGGAGAAGTCACGAACCTTCAGGGCGAGACACCTCCTGCTACTAATCTTCCAGGGGCACCTCAGCAACCTCAGGCTGGTGCTTCTCCACAGGTAGACCCAAACATGCCCAACATGATCCAAGGTGGTGAGCAAACTCAAGGCACCGTTAAAGGATCCATGATGACCAGAGTGCTCGGATTACTAGGTAGAAAGAGATAATATGGTAAAGAAAATAATATTTGGCGAGAGTCAGTACATACTTCGAGCAATTCCCAGCGAGCAATTGATGGCTTTTGTCAAATTGCGCAATGATGAGGAAATGTGGAAGAATCTGCAAATTTATTTTAGAGAGCAAAAGTTTCATAAGATGGATACGATCTACGGTTTCCGACGGCCAAAAGATCAGGATGGAGTCATAAAAAACGCAATTGAGCACGAATACTATGCAGGACGTATCGCTGAGATGGTGGTCTTCTTACAAGTTGTTGAGAACGCATCTGATGAACTCACTCGTCGGGAGCGTTTAGCGGAGGTAAAGAAATGAAACCTGATCTCTCTTTTCTCGCTCGTATCAGATCAACTCTCGAGGGATTGTTTGGTGGTGGAGACCAACCAGCCAAGCCCTTGAAGGTTGTCCAGCCTCAAGGCCAGGTTGCAGGGGCCCAGTCTCCAGCTCCCACAGAACAACCCTTTCGAAAAGCAGCTGAGCATAACGTCGATACAGGAGTCTCAAGATATTGGCCAGAGACTCAGCCTACGCAAATGCAGCAAGCTCCTACTCAAATGCCTCAACAAATGCAGGCACAAATTCCTACCGCATCACCAACACCATTCCCTCGCATTACAGCTGAACAAGTGCTTGCCGGACTAGCTGCTCGAGCCAATGGTGGGGCAATGCCTCCCATTGCCAGTAACGCTTCAGCACTCGCTCAGCTTGGTAACTCGCTTCCAACGAATATTGATCCATTCTTTCCAGCTGCTCTAGCTCTGAGAGAATCGGGAGGAGGAGTGACGAGTGGAGTTCCTGAGAATAACCCATTTGGACTCATGAGCTGGGACCAGCAAGGGAACCGCGCACTTGCGCAGTACCCAGACTTGCAGACAGCGATTTTAGGTGGAGGACCCCAAGGTCAACGAGGACTAGCTGGGACGCTCACAGGCGGTCTATACAATAAATTCCTTGAATCAGGACAAATGGCTGATTTTTTGAATACTTACTCTCCCCCAGGTGAAAATGCTACAGTTGACCAACAAGCTGCGCTTCTAAATGAGCTTCTTCAGTACTTCAGACAGTAGGGCAGTTGACAAATGATGCACTTTGATCATATACTTTACCTAATTGGATAATCCTCATATTACGAGGACCCGCAAAATATTATATGAATCAAGATCAAACGCCTCCTGCGAATGCAGACAAAGGCCAGACAAATCCCCCAGTAAGCAGTGGTGCTGGACAAGGATCGCCATCTACTGAAGCACCTTATAATTTACCCGAAAAGTTCCAAGGGAAAACACCTGCTGATATTGCTAAGGCATATGATGAGCTTGAGAAGAAGCTGGGCGAACAGTCAAGGACTGTAGAAGAAGCCAGAGCACTTCAGGAGCAAACAGATACGCTGGTCAAGGCTATTTATAGCGACCCAGATTTATATCGGAAGGTTGAGCAAGGTGTCAAAAGATACACATCAGGAGAAACACTCCCTGATGAACGCTCAAATCCCGCGGATAAAGGTGACGAGGCACGTAAGTCTCCCAAAGTGGATCCGATCATATCGGACCTCAAGTTAGTCGAGGAGAATCGGATCATCAATAAGTTTATGTCTGATTACGGCTATACCGGATTAGACGAGAAAACACGCAAAGATAGTTATGCTAAATTGGCAACTACCCTCGCGGAAATTGTTGATCCAGGTGGAAAGCGTCCGATGCAGGAAGTACTATCCTCTATCCCGCTTCCAAAACTCGGCAAATATCTTGAGAATGCCCACTTTATAGCCAATAAAGAAGCGATTATTGCGCATGAACGACAAGCAGCAATGCTTAGAGGTGAGGAGAACAAATCAGGTGCTATTGGCAGCTTTGCAGCTGCTTCCCCTGCTCGTGGGCAAGGCATAACGCTCACAAACCAGGAGAGAGATATAGCTCGGAAAATGGGTATTTCTGAGGAGAAGTATTTGAGCAAGAAACTTCAGATGTCGAAAGAAGCTGAAGAGTAGTTTTAACAATTATTTTTACAAATATGGCAGGCTTTGAATATCGTGGGCAACTTTCTGGTGCTCAAGATCCAGTGACACTTACTGTGAACATTGGTAATTCAGGAACGGTTAAGGTAGGAGATGCTGTAAAGATGGACACACTATCTAACGGTGGTGGAGTCGTCAGAGCAACAGCTGGTTCAAAAGTTATGGGTATCGTTGTAGGTATCGTGGATAAGTATGGTATCGATTTGGATAACACTGATCCTCAGAACTATGATGGAACCTGGACTTCATCCAGTAAGACGTATGTAGCCACATCAAATAACACTACAAGTAAGCTTGTAAAAGCACTCGTAGTCGCAGATGACCAGGCTGTTTGGTATAACGACACGGCAGGTGCTCTTGTAGCAGCTGACGAGTTTAAGTTCTTCGACGTTACCAGTCACACTCAAATTGCTGACCAAAATGGCAGTGATTCAGCAGGAGCATTTATCTTGGTGAAGCGTGATCCAAATGGTGATGGAGTTGCTACCAAAGGACTGTTCGTCGTTGCAGAGTCAAACCTGCATGCGTATGCACAGCAATAAGCGTTAGGTTAGTTATTATTTAATTATTTATTATGTCAAGTTATAGAAACACATTTGGTGATCTTCTTGAACCAGGCTTTCGTCAGATCTTTGACGATGTCTACAAGGAAATTCCCCAAGTATTTCCTTCGCTTCTTCATGTAAATACCTCAACAAAACAGGATGAGAAGGATAGTGCCATCTCCGGTTTTGGTCTTCTTGCTCTTACGAGCGAAGGCGGAGCTATTGATTATGAGGATCCAGTTCAAATGTACGATAAGCGTTATGTTCATTCAAAATACACCAAGGGATTCAAAGTCTCCGAGGAACTGTATGAGGATGATCAATACGGTGTTATCAAGAAAAAGCCAGCTGCTCTAGCTCGTGCTGCTCGTCGCACCACTGAGTCTAAAGCTGCTGATCTGTTTAACAACGCGTTCTCAACCTCTTATCTTGGTGGAGATGCTAAACCTCTGGTTTCAGTATCACATCCTCGATCAGATGGTGGAACAGCACAGTCAAACGGATCTTCGACAGGACTTACTCTTACTGAGACCAATCTGGAAACAGGAAGACTAGCTCTGCGAGCTCATCTTGACGACAAAGGTATGAAGATCGAGTCAATGGCTGATACGCTCCTCGTTCCTCCAGCATTGGAGAAACAGGCCCATATCATCGTAGATTCAAATCTTCGATCTGATTCGGCTGACAACGATCTAAACTTCTACAAAGGGAAGTTGAGAATCGTCGTATGGGATTGGTTGACCTCAACGACAGCGTGGTTCCTTTTGGATTCACGTATGCATGAGCTTAACTGGTTCTGGAGAATTCAGCCAGAGTTCAAGCAGGATACTGCTTTTGACACTGGTATGGCTCTCTACAAGACACGCACTCGTTTCTCAAACGGCTTCTCTGATTATAGAGGCGTCTGGGGATCAAAAGGCGACGGTCAAGCCTACGCGAGCTAAATACGTTTTAGCTTATTTAGACCCTCCAATTTGGGGGGTCTATTTTTTTATTAGGGTAGTCTTGACTTCTAGTAGGGATACTTATAAAATGGGTTATACATGACAAACTTTAGTAACTTATCGGGCAGAGTTTTGGAACAAAGTGCTATTCCTACAGCTCCCAAAGCTGGACAAGAATTCTTTGATACCGATACAAACCTTTGGATGCGATTTAACGGAGTTGTTTGGCTTGGGATTGCGATGACTTCATCGACTAGCACCTCAACCAGCTCAAGTACCACAAGTACTTCAAGCAGTACCTCATCGTCAACTTCAAGCAGTTCAAGTTCAAGCACGACCAGCACCTCAACCAGTTCAACAAGTACCTCTACAAGTTCAACTAGTACAAGTACCTCGTCTTCAACGACTGTCTAAGCTATACTATACCTATGTCAACACATATAACTAACATAACAGGAAAACTAAACGTCAGTGCGACAGCTCCAAGTGCTCCCAAAGAGGGAGATAGGTATTTTGATACAACTTTAGGAGTCTTGAGACAATATAAGGATAGTACCTGGATGCAGCATCCTTATACGACAACCAGTACGACATCAACAAGCACAAGTACAACCTCGACAAGTAGTAGTACCTCAAGCAGTACATCAGTCAGTACCAGTTCAAGTACGACCAGTACTTCAACAACCTTATAACCATGACCACACACTTTAACTCACTAACATCGGCACAGAGGACAGCAACAAGTCATCCTTCTAATCCAGCAGAAGGTGAGCAGTACATAAATACTTCAACGAATGAACACTGCATTTTTGCAGGTGGGCTGTGGCGCTGTGTTGCAATGACCACTTCAACCTCAACATCCTCGACAAGTACGAGTACCTCTTCAACCTCGACTTCTACGAGCTCAACTAGCACATCAACCAGCTCGACAAGTACCTCAACAAGTACAACGCTCTAGTTGATTATTTACTATTTTTTTAGGTCCATATGGCCATTTCAGTATATAATCCTAAGTTCATCACCTCAGGTGGAACAAAGGTGTTAAACACGGTTGATGTTAAAAATTTTGTGTGGTCGCATAATCGTTGGGCACTCGAAGCAGGAACCATGAAAAAGTTTCCTGATGAAGTCGGACGAGCATTGCTGAAGCACATAGAATTTTTAGTTGAGGTGAAGAAAGATAATTTCACCAAAATTAAAGAGGAAGTAGAAGAAAAGAAGTTTAAGTGTGATCAATGTGATTTTGAGACAAACACAAAGATTGCATTTATGGCACATTTTAAGACGCATGAGAAGTCAAACGAAGTAGATGGAGCAGCGATTGAGGAAGCCAAACCAGATGGTAGCTACGGCGCTCCAGGAAAGGTGACCATGAGCACAGAAGATGGCATCCCTCAGGGCATAGGAACGCAAAGCAATCCTATCACTGACAAGGATGGAGTCGGATGGTATGGAGATGGATTGAAATCAGATACATTATGATTTATTTATTTTTATGAAAGCACTATATTCACGAGCAATCAGATTAACGGAGTCAGGAACAGCAATTGGACGTCCAACACGTCTATGTTGCTTTACGGTAAATGCAGTCAACGCTGACTGTATCGTAAACCTACGAGATGGCGGTTCAAACGGTCCTATTATGTGGACACTTGAAGCCGATAATGCCGCGAGTTCTCCAACAGTTTGTTTCGATGTGCCACTAAATTTTGAGCGAGATATTTACGCAGAATTTTCTGACAAAGGATCACAATCGACGGCGTATCTAGCAGTTATTGAGCCATAACAATGGGAATCTCAATTCATAAGGAGATACCTAGTAATGTCTATACTTCTTCTGGTGGCTGGCATATTACTACAACATCAAAGTTTAATGGGATTTTACGTCAGGTGATTGTAAAAGCAAAGACAGATTCCAACTGCTTTGACTTTTATATCAAGGATGAAAATGATATATCTATATTTGGAAGAGAAGACATTGACGGCGAATTGAATGAGCAGCTGGCACTTCCTGTTAAGGGACCGCATATACTTGCCATAATCAATGCAACCGCAGATGAATCGTTTGTTGTTTATTTAGCAATACAAGAAATATGACACTAAAACATCGTTGGAGACTTTTCTTGAACAGATTTAAGATAAGAAAGGTGGAAAAAATAGAGAAAAAACCAGCAGATCTGGTTATTCGTAGGGATATGACTAAAGACGATTCTGTTATAATGTTTTTAGAGAAAGAGCTGAAAAGATTGAAAGCCGTCATGGGAGGATTCAATGATAAAACAAACGAGGTATCAGCGTATAAGTCCGTAGTGAATGAGAGAATAGACACTATCAATTGGTTTATTGACAACATTTATGGGAAAGAACAAGGGTCAAGAAACAGTACAGATGTATAGGTGGGATCAATACAATGAAAGGTGGATTCCTTTCACTGGATCTGTTGGTCCAAACGGTAGAGTATACGTGGAAGTAATAGATAAACCTCCAACTGATTCGACAAAAGTAAATCCCTCCCTTGTCCTCTCCAACGTTGACCCAGTAGTTTCCTCAACCAAAACAATAACTAAGATAATAGGCTCAAATCAATATCTAAAGACCTTATCCCTCAACGCTGGAGGGGATGTAATACAAGTTTCAGCATGGAGCGAAATATGAAGACACAAGAAAAGATTGAGGTCAGAATTGAAGGTAAGTTGCTTACTACTATTATCTTATTAAGAGAAAAGCTGTCCCAATTAGGGATTAGCCTAGTAGATAAGTCTTTAATAATTAAAGGTGATACTATCACCATAAAATAATATGTCATTTTCAAACGCGACAGAGATAAACCTAGCTGCGAAGATTTTTACAGCAACAGCACTTCCTTGGGATGCTGCGACAGATTTAGATATTCATTTGCACACCGCAGACCCAGGAGAGGCAGGAGCATCAACCGCTAATGAGGCAACATACGGCTCTTATGCCTTGCAGACAGTAGCTCGTAGTGCAGCAGGATGGACTGTTACTGGACCAAATACAACTAATGATGCTGTAATATCATTCCCAACATGTACAAGTGGGACTAACGCAATAACTCATGTATCAATCACGCCAAGTGGGTCAACAGAGATTATTGTTAGTGGAGCGTTAAATGGTGGAGGAGTATCAGTTTCAACAGGTATTCAGCCACAATTTGCCATAAGTGCATTAACAATTACTCTTGACTAATGAAATACCAATGTTCCAAATGCAAGTTAGCGGTAATAATCGTCCCAAATACACCTCCTATAAAGGCATGTAAATGTGATGCTCCTATAATCGCTCAAATGCAGGGGAACATGGAATTGAAAGGAGGGCTTAAAGCGTGATTAAGGACACCAACGACATAGTGAACGCAGAACTTGAGGGGCGAGTACGGATAAACATGTTCCGTAAAAACCCCTCACAGGTTACTGTATCAGGATATTGGTTTGACTTATCTTTAAGCCCAGGGAATCCAGTCCCTAAATACTGGTTTGATGCTACACCAGCTATTGGAGTACAGGTACGACAGTCTACCGATGGAGGACTGTTTCATGGAGCTAATGTAACTCCACTACGAAAGTATTTACGACAGCTTACTTTAATGACCTCAACATCAACAGCTCTCCCAGCAAGTTTCAAACTCCTAGACTACTTACTCTACTACCCATCAGTAGATGATTCTATTGTAGGACAACAAGATTTAACAAATAACTTTAATACACTATCAACTTTTACCACTCCAACTCCTCCAGCGTATCAGAGTAATGAACTTACTCTCACGACAAATAACCTCATGCCCTATACAAGATGTCAGGTATCATCAACTGGTACACTTCCAGCAGGACTCTCACCAAGTACCGATTATTGGTCAATAAATAGTGAAGGTGATACTACTTGTAGGCTTGCAGCTTCCAGAGCAGACGCCCTCGCTAATATCCCAGTAACAATAACCGATAGTGGAAGTGGTACTCACTCACTCAAAACGATTCTCCCTAGATATACAGATGGAAAGAATGTTCAAATCCTACCAGTATCAGTAGCCTCAAGAACGGGAGGATTTACTTTTAATGTAACCTATACGAACCAAGATGGAGTAGTTGGTCGTGTATCGCAGACCGTAATGGAAAACTCACAAACAACCCTTGGAGCAATCGTAACCTCTCATCCAGCAGCAAACCCAGGAACAGCTCAATACTGTGAGTTCATTCCCCTACAACAAGGAGATACCGGCGTGCAAAGCATCGAGTCGGTAAACATGATAACCGGCGACGTTGGACTAGTCTCACTCATTCTGGTTAGACCCCTAGCAGAAACCGAACTAAAAGAAATCACAGCACCCTATGAAAAAGACTTCTTTATATCCGGCGGGAAACTACCAGAGATAAAGGACGACGCATTTTTAAATCTCATTTGTTTACCAGTTGGCTCGCTGGCTGCAACCGGCCTCATCGGGTCACTCAAGGTAATCTGGGGTTAGTTATTTTTTATATTTATACTTATGGCAGGCTTTACATCAAACGACCAAATAATCACCGCACTAACGGCAGGTCAAACAAAACGAGTTGACTGGACAAAAAACTTTAGTTCAGCAGCTTCATCAACCGCAGTAGCGAATGAGGGACACTTTATGGCAAGAGGGAACGGAAACCCGCCACCTGATGCGATATTTAATGCTGGGACAAATGACCTTTTCCAACCAGTTAGCGAAACAACAACAAATGCAGGAACAATCCAACATGGAGGGAATGTCTCACCCTCTTACAAGTTCCTCTTAAACGGCTCCGTAGTAACAGCAGCAGCAACAGTAGCTCCTTGTACTATGGTTTTAGTTGATGTGATTGGGTTTCACAGAATCACCACAATGTCTACTGCAACAGCAAGAGCACAAACTAATACGATGGCAGCTTTCTCAACATTTACAGCAGCAAACGCAACAGAGATTCTAACTGGCTCATTCATCAATTTGATGCCCTACACAAGAGTAAGACTTACCAATTCAGGTGGTGCTTTGCCAACTGGTTTTTCAGCAGGAACAGATTACTATGTGATTAAACTCTCAGATACGACTATTAAGTTGGCTTCCTCATATGCAAACGCAGTAGCAGGAACTAATTTGACAATTTCAGATGATGGAACTGGAACTCATACATTGAATACGATTTATCCACGATATACCAATGGAGCTGGGGTAAATGCGTTCTTTTACAATAACAACGCAGTAGCTATGGGAGCAGGAACACCAAATCTGTATCTTCCAGACTATTCAAGAGCCAACGGACAAGACACAGGTCGTGCAACACCAACGGTATATCCAGTTGGAAAGACCGCAGCAACTCAGAGTCACATCTTACACACAGGAGCAACAGCAGCAGGAAAGTATAACTTTTCAGTACCACTTCAAGCAGGAGATACAGGGATTGCACAGATTAACTCAATTAGAAATGATGCAACTTATACCTCAAACGAATACTCAGTAGTTCTTTATAAGGAGATAGCTCGTTTCCCAATCTCAACTCTAGGATTGGCAGCAGAACGCAATTTCCTTTATGAGATGCCATCCCTTCCTCGTATTTACGATGGAGCAGCACTCTACTGGGTAATTTTGTCAGGAGTTGCAACACCTGTTAATTCAGGATTGTCAGGACACTTAGATTTCATTTGGAACTAATATGTTACTAGGAAACTTTAACCAGTTCAATAAAAATCCAGGGAGAGCAGTAGGAGGTCCAAAAGACCCTTCTCTCTGGTTTAAAGCAGGTACTACCATGCAATTTTATATGCCTGATAGTCAGTCTGCATCCATAGTTTCACAGGTTTCATTCCCTAATGGCTATACTCCACCTTATTCATGGATACTTGCTCCTAAAGCTGGAGGTATGTCTAGTGTTCTTATAAGCGGTGCAGCATCAATGACTAACACCATCTATGGAGCAAAGGCTATGGTTGGTCCACTTGTAGGAGGGGCAACGATAACTGACGCAAACATGGGGCTGATTGTGAACGCAATAGCTACGCTCACCGCAAGTGGTGTAATAAGTGATGCAGGACTTAATGCTGCTGCTCAAATGACAGCAACTCTAGCAGCCTCAGGTGATGTCGTTGGAGCTTTGACGGCTCTAGGACACTTGGTATCAACAATCACAGCAGATGGCTCATTGACCGCAGTAAACTATGCGATAGGACATATGACAGCTACTATTGGAGATGTTTCACAGACTCTAACCGCAGCACAAGTAGCCCAAGAAGTTTGGAACTCACTTGCTGCTGACTACACAACCTCAGGAACAATGGGTAAAGCATTAAGTGACGCAGGAGGCTCTGGTAATCCTTGGGCTTCACCTATTTCTGGTAACACAGACCCAGGAACATTTGGAGAGAAAGTGGATAGATTAAAGAATCCTTCATTACTTATAGATGGAGAGGTTATTGTATAACCAAAAAATCACTTGACTTTCATTAAAATTTTATGTAGTATTATTATATGAAAAATGATGAAAATATGTTTTGCACTTCGGATTTTGCTCTCGTAACTACGCTCTCCCTAACTTTCCCAATTGAATCCATAGATAAGACAAATCCGCGACGTTCAGTATTCAAATTTATTGATTCAGAGGATTTGCAAGCACACATTATGGCCTATTGGAACAAGGAGTTAAAGGTTGAGCCAATTGATTATTTTAATCAAATACGAGTTATAAAATCTTTAATATATGAAAAGTAAAGTTTGTATTTTTACCAACTTTTTTAATTTCGATCCTACTTATAGTTTGTGCAGAGTTACAGTTGATCAGATCAAAATGCTGATTAGAAATGGCTACGAACCAGTCGTCATTGTGTCTGATAGTTTTGATCCCTCAGGAACAATATTTGAAAAGGTAGAGCTTCGTAAGGTTCCGAATGTATCGTGTCACAATGAAGTGAAAAAAGATGAAACATTTGAAGAAGATGTTGAATCAATCTACGTTGCTCTCAAAGAATACCTGAAAGATATAGATGTAGTTATCACCCAGGACATCGTATACAAGCCATCTGAACTGAAGTACAACTTTGCAGCCCGCAAGGTCGCAGCAGAGCTGCCAAACATTACCTGGCTTCACTGGATCAATTCAGCAACCCCGCCAGTTACACTGAATAGCTTAATGGGTATATTCACTGATCAGTATCTTGAGCTCGTGAGAAAGCCATTCCCTAACTCGAAATACGTGTTCTTTAACGACATTTCCAAAGATGTGATTGCCAAGAACTTTGGAGTGACTAACAATGAGGTGCGAATCGTCCATCACCCCTCTGATTTCTTCGAGGTGTATGGAGTTACGAGTCCAATTCTCAAGAGGTTCATCGACAAACGCGAAATATTCTCTGCTGATGCCATTTTTATCTATCCTATTCGTCTTGATAGGGGCAAGCAGGTTGAGTACGTCATAAAGACAGCTGCGTCCGTCAAGAAGCTAAATAAAGACGTCCGCTGTATCATCTGTGACTTTCACTCAACGGGTGGAGATAAGGTGACTTACCGAGAAGAATTGAAGCAAATGGGCCAGGACTGGGGTCTAACACCAAAAGAACTGTCATTTACGAGCGAATTTACCGATGAATGGAACGTACGCATCCCACACGAGGACGTTTTGGCTCTATTTAGGATTTCTAACGTGTTTTTGATGCCTTCTGTATCAGAAAGCTATAGTTTGATCACGCAGGAAGCTGCTCTAACCAAGAATTTGCTCATCTTGAACCAAGATTTCCCTCCTTACAGGGACATTTTCGGACCAACGAACATCTTTAGGAAGTATTCGTCAAATTGGGACGTATTGGCTGGGTATGATGAGGCTATTCGAGGTAATTCACGCACAAATACGGAATATGGGCCTCCAGGTACTCCAGACAACGAAAGACCTGAGTATGAGAAGAAGTATCACCTGAAGACGGCAGCCATGGTCGTTGATAAGCTAAATAACGATGAGCAACTAGCAACCAACATATTTATAAGGAAAAACAGATGGTTAGACGTTGTGTTCAAGAACGAACTTGAACCACTTTTATACATTTAGATATAGTTTGTATATGAAAGATGCAGTCGTAATCGGCAAAGGGATGGTGGGGAAAGGTACCATGCACGCGCTTGGTATCAAGAGCTTTTATTCTCGAAGTGAGGCTAATGTGAAGCTCGAAGACCTCCATACCTTCAAGTACATATTCCTTTGTTTACCTACTCCCACAGTAGATGGTAAGTGTGATACCTCAGCTACAGAGTGGTACATCAAGGAAGTGACGATGAAGAGTCATGATCCAATCTTTGTGGTGAGATCAACGGTTATCCCAGGAACATGCGAGAGACTCTCAAAAGAATATGAAGCAAACATAGTTCATATGCCTGAGTTTCTTTCAGAGGACACCTGGAAGCAAGACAGTGAGTGGCCTGATCTTATCGTTGTAGGATCGAATGACATCAAAGCTCACAATTCAGTAATGGGGCTTCTCAAAGCCAGATTCAAGGGTGCTGAGTACGTTTCAACCGATTTAACGACAGCTGAGATGATTAAATATGCAATAAACAACCTGTATGCCCTCAAGGTTGTATACGCAAACCAAATTTATGATTACTGTGAAAGAAAAGGGATTTTTTACGACACTGTTAAAGAAGCTATGTATGCTCGTAAGTGGATTGCTCGAAACCATCTTGAAGTACTAAACAAGGGTGGACGTGGAGCAGGAGGGAAGTGTTTGCAGAAGGATCTCGAGTCTTTGGCGCATGAAACAGGATCGCCACTCCTACTTGAAGCTGATCGATTGAATAAAATATATTTACAAAATAATCCAAAAGAATATGATAAATAAACTCATTCGACAATACGGAGAACATGGCAATGAATACTCACCAATTGAAATGGGTGATAAGATCAATGAAATAATTGATTTGTTGAAATCAATATTAAATGGAATTGAGTATCCCCTGCCACCAGTCTTTGTGGATACATTCAACATGGAGTCTCACGGAGAAAATCCTTTAGTTGAGAAACCAGAAGAGGTGTTAGAAATACCGAAGTCTTTAGCTCAATTTGCAGCACGATCCTCGGCAACTGAGGATAGGGTATATTTGGTGATTCCTGAGGTGAAGACTAAGAGTTGGATAAAGAATCCAGAGACTCTTGAAAAACTGGGATTCAAATTCAGCGATGTGAAAGACATAACCAATGTTGAAATGGATAGTTATGAAACTAGTCAGTCAATCGACTTATCAGACAAGAAACCTTTAGAAGTTATAAAACCTATCGATGGCATCGACAAATATAACCTTTAGCATCATCACACCCACGCTCAATCGAGGTAGACACCTCAAACGAGCTTGTGAGAGTGTCATCAGACAAACGTACCCACATTGGGAGCATATCATCGTGGATGATGCTGCTGATGAACCAGCAAAGATTTTTGTAGACATGTTTTATCCTAAAGAACAGGTGCAGTATATTCGACATGACAGGAGACTTGAGCGGGTCAACTCATACAATGACGGAATGAAGCTCGTGAGAAACGAGTGGGTACTATTTCTTGATGATGATGATGAGATCATGCCATTTACGCTCGAATACCTTGCCAAATCTATAGAGGATAACCCAGATACAAAGATATTCAACTGGGGAGGCTTGGTAACAGATAAGAAGGCAGGATGGATACGAACACGGGATCCCATCTACTTCCAGGAAGTTCTAGGTGGACCTGTTGATAGTGGACAGATTGTAAACGGCCAGTTTATGTTCCATAAGTCATGCTTAGAGAAAACAGGATTATTCCCTGAAGCTCAGAATTGCTACATATTCGCTGATGCTGGTGGTATCCCTGGCTATGACTCAACCGTGAGGACTTTGGGCAATCCGTGGGGTCAGGACTTCTGGATGTGGTATCAACTGACTCGGCATTACGTGCCTAAGAAGCTAGATTGGTATCTGTACATTACTCATTTACGCAACACAGAATGAAACATAAAAAGAGCTTCAACAAAGAGGTGATGGATAGTTTAAGAAGGGCAGAATCGCTGCTTTATGGTGGCTCTATCAAAAATAAGATAGACCATGTCAAACTGCATCAAAGGCATACAAAAGCAGGAGTGGTCTGGGTACAGTTATGTAACGTGTGTCAGCAAGAATTAAAAGTTTTTGAGCGAGGGAGAAAACTCTATGGATTCTATAATTGACATCGTCATGGTTACGTACAATCGCCTTGAGTTTACGAAGAAGGCTATTACGTACCTAAAGGAACGGACGAAAACTCCGTACCGATTGATTGTGGTTGATAACAACTCCAACGATGGAACTCAGGAGGCATTGTTTGCTTTGAAGCAGAATGGATACATTCAGCATCTAATTCTTCTCCAGGAGAACTACGGAATCCATATGGCGAAGAATTATGGTCTTGCACTAGTAAGATCTACTCCGTACTACATTGATACGGATAATGATATACTTTGTGCTAGTTATCCAGACGGAAAAGACTGGGTTGGGAGACTCGTTGAGCTCATGGATAAGTATCCTAAGTTCGGAGCAATCACCTGTCGACCTCAAGTCCTGGTAGGACGTGGAGGCAGGGAATTTGAAGTGCCAGAGGAAGTGGTTAAATTTAATCACACAGGAGCACATCTACGCATCATGAGGACCGAGGTGGTACGTCAGGTAGGAGGATGGGAGAAGAACTGGACAGCCAATCGTAATCATGAGGATAGTTTTATTGCAGCAAGGCTGTATGATGTAGGATATGACGTTGGGTATGCTAAAGATGTAAGAGTTTTCCACCTTTTCGGAGAGAATTGGGGATACAAAGACATTCCAATCGATGTTCACGGACACAGGGCGATGTGGCCACCTCCAGAGCACTGGGATCGACTCATTGAAAATTTAGATCCTAACACTTGGGAATCCAAGTAACATGTATGGGACACAATATCAATATTCAAATAGGAGACTATGCAAGCCCTCCTGCAAGAAGCCACCTCTACAGGTACCTATGCGCACGAGGATTCGTTGAGCCTAATGACGTGGTTGTCGATGCAGCTTGTGGCTATGGCTACGGCACGAAACTACTCTCTCAGGTTGCTAGGAAGGCAATTGGTATAGACAGAGATGCAAGTGCAATCCAGTATGCGACTGAGCACTATAAAACTGACAATAGTTACTTTGTGGTCAATAACCTTGATCAGATGGATGTGTTTCCTGTCTGCGACATGGTGGTGTGTGTCGAAACCTTTGAACACCTGAGATACCCAGAGTCATTTGCGGGAAAGATAATGAGCTCAGCACGGAAAAAGATATTCCTCACTTGTCCAATTGTTCCTACAACTCACGAAGACTCGACTCATCTAAATGACTTTAACGAGAATCAGGTAATAGGAATGTTTGATAATGAGAAATGGGGTTGTATTAACAGTTCATTGCAGGGTCCATACTTGATGGCTGCATTTTACAAACGATGAACAACTGGGAATATATCAAAACAATGGTGGGTGGACCGCTTACCAATAGTGATGCTGAAGTACTTATTCCTTACGCTCAGTCTGTACCAGAAAACGGGATCATACTTGACATAGGAACGTGTGAGGGTAAATCTGCTTTCACCATCACCGAGCACTGCAAACCTTCAGTGAGAGTATATACAATTGATCCAACTCCAAATCCTCGATTCTACGAGCACAGAGCAAAGCTGGGCTTTGACAATGGCAAGTTGGAAATATTCACCAGTAAGTCACAAGATTTGAAGTGGGACATCATGCTGGACATGTTCTTTAATGATGGTCTGCACAGTCACCAGGGAATAGTAGAAGACAACAAAATCTACTGTCCTAAGGTAAAACAAGGTGGATGGTGCATCTATCATGACTTCACGTTGTATAACAATACGGTAGGTAAAGCAATCAGCGAGGACGAGAATATTTATTACACACGTGATCAGGTAATTGGCAATTTCTTCGTTGGCGTAAAAATATGATAAAAATAAGATGCGATGATTTCGACCCAAGAATCAAGTTGGAAACCGTTAAATCTTTGCATGAACTGCACGTGTCAAAGAATATCCCCTTCACCATAGGGGTAAACTCTTGTATGAGCAGTAGGATTGGTTTTGATAAGGATGTGGTTGATTACGTGAACAACACTGATCCCGCTACATGGGATATACAGCTACATAACTGGTCACATGATCGGTACTGGGCAATGTCATTTGTAGATTTGTATGCGTACATATACGCCAATCTCATGATGACTAAGCAAACGTTCATCCATAGCAATCCGACCATCCTCTATCCACCGTGGAATGAACAGGGCGATATTATGTCAAATGTATGTAAGGAACTCGGACTAACGATAAAGGTCTCACAAAAGACAATCAGAGAATTGCTGAAAGACTGGAACCTGAAAGATGAAACGCTCTTTTATTGGCACTGGTGGACGAAAGATGATGTAGACATCCTTTCAGATGTTCTTGATAAGGCGAATAAAATTAACAGTTCTTTAACCTAATATGGCATTTGCAAACTTTTATACTGGTCATCGGGATAAGCGGTTATTTAAGGCATACGATCCGCACACGAATACAAAGGGTCGCGAGTACATGAATACCAAGATCATTCCTCATTTTGCTTCATTCTTCAAGGATGGAGACAAAGTGATCAATATTGGTCAGCATATCTTTTGGGACTATTCGATGACATTCAATAACATGCTCCTCCGCTGTGATTATCTCACCACTGACACTGATCCAACACAAGGAGAGCCTGACATCATTGATGATATTACGCAATCAAAGCTCGAATCTGACTCAGCCGACGGCATGATGCTTGTTGGGATGAGTGATGTAGTTGCTCAGTTTGATAAGGCATTGAGTGAGATTTATCGCATACTCAAGCCAGGTGGGAGACTGCTCGTTTCCTTCCACGGAGTAACGCTTCCAGGATTCCTTGAGAAGCTGACTAAGTTCAAGCTCGATGAGCTTCACTGTGTCTATGATCCAGGTGCCGTCGGTTGGACTGACATGTACTCAGATGGACCAATCAATTCATATTTCGCTCTCGTTAGAAAACCAAAAACTGTATGAGTAAAATCTATATAGCCGATCATCTTGGCGTCCATAAAACTACTACTCAGGTTGAGAAGTGGTTTAAGGCGCAGGGACACGAAGTTCATTGGAACATGTACTACGATCCAGTCGAAATGGAGTGGTGTGATGTGGCTATATTTGAATGGTTTGAGGGTATGATGGAACTTGCACTCAAGGATGGTTGGGGCAAGAAGAAGCCCATATACGCTCGCGCAATGGATATAGAGATATGGGCAAACAATGCTAATGGCGCTGATATATCAGACCTTACGGGGCTTATGTACACCTCAAAGGCTTATTTTGAAGTTCTCAAGGAACGTCATGATCTGTCTAAGTATCCTAATCTCAAGCTGGCTCACATGCCACTTTCCATTGACATGAACGAGTGGACGTATGCTCCACGGAGCAAGGGATACAATGTAGCCATTCTTGGTCACTTCTGGGGATCTAAGGGTGAGGTACTCGTCCCACAGTTTGCTCGTGAGATCATTGATAAAACGGGTAATAAAGACTGGAAGTTTTACCTTCAAGGAAATTGGCGCCATGATGTGTGGGAATGGTACTTCCGCTACACACAGCACATAATCAAGGAGCTTGGACTGGAGAACAATGTGTTCTTGAATGAGGAACGAGTGAGCTCGGTTGATCAATGGCTTGACGACAAGAATTACCTCGTTACTTTCTCCATGAAAGATGCCTTCTCTATCCCTGTCGCTGAGGCACTCGCCAAGGGGATCAAAGCACTTCCTCACAACTTCCAAGGAGCCAAAGATATTTGGGGACCATATGTGTGGAGCTCATTTAGTGAGCTCATGACTAAGATGATTGATGAGGATTATTCGTCTGAACAGAATAGGGCATATGTTCAGGAACGCTACTCGAATGAAGTAATGATGCCTAAGTTAGCTCAATTTATAGGCGTATGATAGTACTTGTAACTGGACACAAAGGATTTTTGGGATCAAACATGGTCAAGTTCCTGAAATCAAAGAATCGTGAAGTGCGCACCACAGATGGCGATTTAAGAGATTATAAGGTGGCCTTGAATGCTACCTATGGAGTTGATTGGGTGATGTCATTTGCTGCGAACATGGGAGGGATTGGATTCTTCTCAGAGCAGAATTACTACCCAGTTATGGACAACTTCCTCATTGACCTAAACATCCTAAAAGCGTGCGAGGAACACAAGGTCAAGCGTCTTTTCTACCCTTCTTCAGCCTGTGCATACAACACTGACCTCATGAACCAAGGAGTACCTCTGTGCGAGGACTTGCTTGATGGTCCTGCCAAGCCTGACCAGATGTACGGATGGGAGAAGCTGACTATGCTCAAACTTATGGCAAATTCGCCTGTAGATTGCCGTGTGGGAGTACTTCACACCATTTATGGTGATGGACAGGAGTTCATGGGTCCAAAGGCTAAATTCCCTCCCCAGATGGCCTATAAAGGCATTGTAGCTGCAAAGACTGGACGGATCTCTGTCTGGGGTGATGGGACTCAAACTAGGACGTTCCTGCACGTGGATGATGCCATGAAAAAGATCTATGCGATGGTAAATACGAAGAAGAATAATGGACCACTCAATATTGGGGCATGGAAAGAGGTATCGGTGAATGAAATAGTTGAGCTTGTATGCAGCATTCTTGATATAAAACCTGAGGTGACACATGACTTGACCAAACCAGTTGGTCCTAAAAGACGTATTTGTAGTAACGTGAAGTATGACTCAAAATACACCATTAGAGAAGATGTCACCCTACGGGAAGGATTTACACGGCTTATCAATTATATTAAAGCACATGAGTCAGCAAGACACAGCAATAGTCGTATTCGATCTCGACGACTTCGCAGTCGATCATGAGAGTAACTGCGTAAATTATCTGATGGAGATGAAAACAAAGTACCCTAAGTTTAGGGTCACGTTGTTTACCATACTTGGTAGATGGCCAGATTTGAACGTACTCAAGACCCTTTCTCATTTTGATTATATAGAGTTTGCTGCACATGGGTGGGAACATCTTAGAAATGACGAAGTACTGGAGTGGGATAAGAAAAGATGGTTTGATGTGCTTGATAGATATGAAACATCGGGAATGTTCGCAAAAGTGTGGAAGGCTCCTAATTGGGAAATGACACGATTAGGCTATGAAGTTTTGAAAGAACTTGGCTGGGCTGCTTCAGTGAGACAGTCACAGATAAATGATGTCCCCGAAGGCATGAAATACTACTGTTTTGAGTCCAATCCGTTTGGAGCGCATGGACATACATGGACGATGGCTGCACATGAGCAGGAGGGAATGTTTAGAAACTGGAATGCAAATACTGAATTTGAGTTTATCAGTGGCAACCTTGAAACAAAATGATTGAAAACACATTCATAATCACCGCTCTACGAAATGACTTCATATTCAAGTGTATTGAGACACTATATAAGTACACTCCAAATAACTTCAAGGTGATTGTGATTGATATGACAAGAGAAGGTTTACCTGACATAAAAGGTGTGCATTTGAAGCTCAGACCCCATCGAAATCTTGGTTTTGCTAAAGCAATGAATGAAGGAATAATTCATGCCCTCCACTGGAGGTCTGAGTACATAACCTGTTGGAACGATGATGTTGAATGCATCCACAAAGACTGGTGGCAGGGAATACTCAATACCTTCAATATGGAGTCTCACAATGAGATATTGGTCGTAAATCCTGAGAGCGTTAGAATACCCCTTTGGGGCTATGGTAGGCCACCAAATGAGTATGTTGAAATATTTGATCACAAGGATGGGTTCTCCGATGAGGAATATGCAGCTCTTCTCAAGGGAGATTTCTCACATCTCAAGGAGAAGTACCCAGACATTCCTAAGACGTTTCCATTGAGTTATACGGGGATTTGTGACGGCATAGCAGCCTGGGGACCTGTTTTCAAGCACAAGCATTTTGAGATTATAGGGCTTTGGGATGAGAGATTTTACCCTGGAGGAGCTGAAGACTATGACATGATGGGGCGGACCTATTCACGAGATTATCGAGCAGTTTCAACACGAGGTTCATGGGTATGGCACTGGTGGGGAAAAAGTAAGGATGAGCAGGCAAAAGCACAGCAAACCTCGATGCCTATTGATCCACGATATAGCTGGGCAGATCTTTCCTACCTTTGGCCTAAGCAATGGAACGGTGGAAAAGAACTTGATGTGTGGGGAAAATATGAGGAGAATGGAGAAAGAAAATCCTACAAACGGCAGCCAGAAATAGCCCGTGTCGAGATATAGCCGTCTTGATACCCAAACGACCTTCCACTAAGATAGGGTTATATGGAAACCACAACAACGAGTAGCAGTACGTCAACCACATCTACTTCATCATCTACCAGTTCGACAACCTCAATCTCTCTCGAGATAATGGTAGGAGAAGGTATTTCAATAAAAGCTATGATTGTAGAAACTGATGAATACACACCGTTAGGAATTGACTATTCAGGGAGGAACTAATTATGGCAGCCACATTAGACCAACAGCAGACTAATTACAGAGACTCCTTTGAGGGTTTTGCTTTCTCAGATCAATACGCAACAATAGCGGCAGCCTCAGCAGCACAAAGTTTTACGCCAACTCAGACTAGCTATATACATTCTATAGAAGTTGCCCTAAAAAAGAATGGATCTCCATCAGGAAACGTATCGCTTGGTGTTTATTCTGACAATTCAGGTGTTCCAGGAACGCTGCTTATTTCTGCAACCCCAATAGCAACAAGCTCGGTGTCTAGCTCGTCTGTGACTTTGTGTACGTTTTCTTTTGCCTCTATTTATCAACTTACAGCATCTACTAAATATTGGTTTGTACTAAGAACAACAGTTGACGCAGTAGATATAAACAATATAATTTTTGCTTATGGTGTCGATACTACATATAGTGCTGATCAGACCATTGATGAATATACGAGCGGTCAATTTCTCTCCAATCAAGGACCTGAAGCAACTCCAAACTGGCTGTCTTATGATGCAGTGGGAACAGGTCCATACTATGACCTGTATTTCAAAGAGTATTATGACCCAGACTTAACAACCACCACAAGCACTAGTTCAACCACAAGCACAAGTTCTAGTACCTCTACAACAAGCACCTCATCATCAACTTCTTCGAGTACCACAAGTACTTCATCAAGCACATCAAGTAGTACTAGTGTTACTTTGACATCAACAAGTACAACATCTACATCTTCAAGCACCACATCTACATCTTCAAGTACTACTTCTACATCTTCTTCTACTACTCAAAGCACCACATCTACTTCATCTTCAAGTAGTACTACCTCTACATCAAGTAGCACAAGTAGCAGTACATCTAGCAGCACCAGTAGCTCAACGACTACAACTGTAGCTTATTTGAAATTTACGGTAGAGCCCGAAGAAGGGTTGAGCATTTCTGTAGAAGAGCGGGTATTGAATTTGGATACGAGACTAGTAAAATGAATGTATGTCAAGAAAACTCATAATCCCTATACCTGACTTTACCCATACAGAGAAGACGTACCTTGATGCTGACTACTCCTCAGGAACCGCGCTTACCGTTGTAAATAACTACGGATATACTCTCAATGATATAGCTATTCTAGGTCAACCAGGTGAGGAAAAGACTGAAAGTAAGCCCGTAACGAGCCAGACAGGAAACACCGTCATCAACGTAACTGGAGCTTTCAAGTTCTCACACAACAAAAATACCATCGTGTATAGGTACGAATATGACCAGTACCAGATCTACAGGTACCGTGCAGCAGCATGGACTTTGATCTCAACCTCCAACATTCAGTGGGATAAGCGAGAAACGATCTACATTGACGCAGGAGGCTTAGCGACTGACTCATACCGATACAATCTATATAACAGTGCATCATTATTGTCCTCAGACTACTCTCCAACAATTGCTGCTACTGGGTTTACCAATAGGCAAGTTGGTTACATGATCGACAATGTGCGCAAGATTGCAGGAGATACTGAGCGACTGATTATCAAATCAGACGATGAGCTCATTCGGCAATTCGAGCGTGCTCAAATCATTATTAAGTCAGTTAAAGAGAATTGGTGGTTCTTACGTAAGGAAAGTGATGATATAACGAGCCTAGCTAATACCAGAAAGTATGGGTTAGTTACATATTTATCTGATTTGATACATATTGATACAGTAAGATATAGATATGTTAACGGAAGTGACAGCACTACATATCCACTCAAGTACAAAACATTGAGTGAAATGGATCAGTATATAACCGACAATAACCAAGATTCGAGTGATCATCCTACCTTTTACACTATTGAGCCTGCTGATTCAGTAGATAGTGTGGGATATATTTCAGTGGACAAGCCAATACTTACTGCTGGAGCAGGCACATTCTTTATCCGATACTACAAGGATATGACTCCACTTACAACCGTAGCAAGTGAAACTGACGTACCCATTCCTTCAATTCTTGAGGATTATGCACTTGCCTACATTTTCCACATCAAGGGAGATGAAACACGGGCAAAGATGTATGAGGAACGGTTCTACGGGCCTCAGCCAAGCAAGACTGAGAAGATGTACAATCGTGAGCCTACGGGCATTCGTCTGCTTGAGCTATTGCAGAAGTCAAAAGGTAGACCAATTGGTGAGCCTCTTTCACTTAAAAAGCCAAGACAGTCATCATCTCGGGATGGTCTCGACAGAGACTATATTGCTGAAAATTACTTCTAACTATGCCAGAAATTGATAAAGAGAAACCACTCATCATCGAGGCATTCGACCAAATGCAGGTGAAAACCTCACGATTCATTAAATCTCGGGGCAATCTTGATTTGGTTCAAAATGGTCAATATCAAGAGCTTGGCAGTATTGGTAAGGCACTGGGCTTTGAGCAAAGAAATGTGTCTGATTTGACCTCAACTACCTCAACTAGCTCATCATCATCAACAACCACATCTACTAGTTCATCAACGTCAACATCTGTCTAATGACTAATTTACAAGCACTTCACGGCTACAATCGGGCAACCACAGCTGTAAATAAGCTGTTTGCAGCCTATGGTAACGATATAGTAGATGTTGACACGAATGCAGGATACAACCAGAATTTGACTCCAAACAAGCTCGGACAATTCTCAACCTACCTCGATTATGACTTCTATGTAAACGGCACCGACGCAACCCGATCGTTTAACGGGACAGCATGGAGTAAGCTGGGCGCCGTAAATAGAGCTCCCATAGCCAAATATGCCATGCCCTTTCAGGCCAGACTTTATCTTGGATACTTGATGATAAACTCACAGGTGTTCCCTTCAAGCGTCTGGTATACCGATCTTCCCTACAATAACAGCGTAAGGTGGGGACTTGAATATGGCTCCAATCTTACGCAGACAGCAGGTTCAGCAGTTGTTACCTCAGATGGGGCATACTTCAGCCAGTATGGGATTAAGGTTGGAGATAAATTCACTATTTTGACAGGAGCTAATGCAGGAGACTATTACGTATATTCAGTAGACAGTAACAACCAAATCACATTAGAAACTTCAATGCGTGTTGCTGCATCAAACTCATCATACATTGTTGGCTCAAACAGAATTGATATTCAAACCGCTGATAACGATTACGTTCGTGGATTAGGTGAAAACTTTGATAGATTACTTGTATTTAAGCTCTTTTCCTCGTACAGATACAGTGGATACTCGCTCGAAAAGATTGCTGATATACCTGGTACTTCTTCCTATCGATCAATTGTGAATAATGGTGGAACGTATTTCTTCCACGGCAGCGAACCTGGGAAAAATGGAATCTACAAAATCTCACTGACTGTGAATAAGAAAATGTCTGAGGCAATTCAGCCGTACATTGATGGTATCTCAAGTTCAATGTATGATAATGTGGTGGCTTGGTCAGAAGGGGAAACAGTACGTTTCTATGTAGGCACAATCACTAACGCACAAAGGAATATCAATGTACCCTATGCAGTTCTTACAATGAACGTAAAATCCGAATCATGGAGTGTCGATCCTATTGGAAAAGAAATAACTCAGTCCACTACATTTCTTGAATCAAACATCAACAAAGTATTGATAGGCACTGAGGCTGGAGAGGTGTTTACCACCCCATCAGGTTACTCATATGATGGTAATCCTATCCCCTGGGCAATGGAAACAGGAATCCAATATCCTGTAGGCTCTGAGGTCTCAGTAAGACTTACGAGAATACAGGTAATATCTCGTGATGCTAAAGGGGTTGGTGTTCGATTTAAGCTCTGTAACAATCCATCAGGCATAGATGATCAATGGCAACCACTAGGCGAGTTGACAGGAGATAAGACCGAACTAACCGTCCCCTCTAATCACTGTCGGGGATCAGGAATAAATATTCGCTTTGAGGAAAGTGGAATACGAGAAAACACTCAATATATCGAAAAAATAACTGCATTCTACACGGTAGAAAATTCAACCTTTATATGACCGACTATACTGATCTTGGATTTGACAAGAACTTCTCAAAAGTTGCTGATGCAAACGAACAATCAAATGGGGGGCAAGCTATAACAGTTCCAGACAACTCAGTCACTAGTGAAAAAATTAGAGATGAGGCAGTCACTAATAACAAGATAAAAGATTTTAACTGGTCAAAAGGGAGAGGTGGTATTATTTCAATTGGTGGGCAAGACAATTCTCTTGGAGCAATATCAGTAAATAGGTCTGAAACAGGAGTAACTGAAGAAACCCTGGTCATTGATAAAGGTGGCATATCCTTTCCAAATACAGGATATTATGCTTATGCTAGTTCTTCATCTAGCAATATCATCAATGCTGATGGACCAACGAATATTGATGCGCATACCATTATAGGGGTTGGAAAACCTTGCTATTACTTGGTTATTCTTTCTGTGCTTATAGAGGCAACGACGTGGGACACATCAAATTACTGTGAAATGGTCTATTATGTGAATAATGGATCTACATATGTTACAGGGGTTTCTTTTGGCGAGGTTGGTAACACAGCAAATCTAAAAAATATAAAACTCCGCCTCAGTAATCAGAGCATCGTACACTCTGGAGATGGAACAATGACTCTTTATACATACAAGCAGAGAACCAGTGTGACTGGAAATCCAACCGCAACAATTACAAATAGAACGCTGAAGGTTTTTTCCCTTTTTTCGCCTATAAAAACAGCAGGAAATATGACTAGACAATAGGGGTATTGATGGGTAGCAGTAAGTCTGTATAATAATCACATATGGCATATCGTCAAATAGATCCAAGAGCCTTCCAACCAGGCGTAAATCCAGCTGACCAGAATAATATGGCCATAGCTGCTGGATACACAGGCTGGAGCGACTATCTTGATCATCAAAACGCAGGAAATAGTGGTCAATCTTCAGGCGGTAGGCCAACCTATACCACCGAACCACGAGCACAAACTGCCGAGGACTTCCTTAAAAAGATCAAGGATGAGTTGGCAGCTCAGATGAATGCGCTTGCTCAACGCAAAAAGGACTTCGATGCTAAAAATCCCTTTGTTTTTGATGAAATGCTCGCCCAGAAATCGGCTGAAGAAAGATTTAACCCATACTATGACTCTGAGCTCAAGGATTTTGTTTCAGGCATAGAAAGGCAGAAAGAGTCCATCCAGGGGGAAAAGAGTCTACTTACTGAATTAAATCAAATTAAGATTGGAGAAGACGCTCGATCGCTCAAAGACGCTATTTCATCCTCAGAAGAAGGTTTCGCTGGTGCAGGACTCTTCTTCTCAGGAGCACGTGAGCGTACCACAGGTAAACAACTGGCTCAAAATAAAGACGTCGTTGATCAAAGAGACTTGATGTATAAAAACAATATTGCTGGGTATGATCGTAGTCTAGGTGGGCTTAATGAAAACCTAGCTACCGGACAAAGAAAACTAAATGCAGATAAAACAACTCAGGTACAAACAGAGATTGAGAAACAACGTGCTGAGGCTTTAGCTCGACGTGAACAGGAACGAGCTCAGTATCTTGGTCCTGAATACACGAACTCAATTCAAGGTGGATTGAATCAACTCATTACTAATGCGTGGCAAGCATAATTATGGATCAAAATTGGAACGACGTATCGGCAGCGAGAGATCAGGCAACAAGCGCAGCAGTGAGCGCTAATGATTTTAGTGCTAAAGGAAATGTGCTTGTTGATGAGCTACGCAAAGCCGTTGGTGAGCGTTTCGGTGAGTCTGGAATAGCTCAAGATACGGCCAAAGCTCGAACTGACTTTATGGCTGCTGCTCCTAAAGCACGTGAGGATGTGCTCGGACTCGTAAACTCAGGAGCAATTCTCTCACCTACCCAGCAAGCAGCAATAATGGCAGCAAAGCGATCTTCAGCTCTGATGCCTCTTATGGGTGCTAATTTGATCCAAGATGCTACTTTTGGAACCATGAACGACATAATCAACGCAGGAACTCATGCGTACCAAGCAGAGACTCAAAATCGTCAAGGACTAGCTCAGATTGCTCAGAATAACTATAACAATACTATAAATGAGCTTATGCAAAGAGCTCAGTTAGCCGAATCCCAGAAGCCAAAGACAACGATTTGGGATGATGCAAGTGGTCAATCATGGCTCGTGAACGCAACAACTGGAGAAAAGTTGAGTCATCTTGGAGCAACATATCATGCTCCAACAGCAGCTTCACAAACAGACGATCGAGCAACTCTCGATTCTATTCTAAGTAGAAATTCTGAAAACGGGCCACAATCACAATTTGGACAGTGGGTAAATAGTAACGGACAAACATGGACTGATACTACAAAAGAGCCAGTAGGAACAATAAATGTCAACGGAAGACAGATGACACAATACACAGATGGTTCTGTAGGACCTACAATTTGGCAATATAAGTCATTATGAAAGCACTCTCTAAAAGAACCGGAAACATAATCGATGTAAATGAGCAAATTCTTGCTCAGAATCCTGATCTATTTACTCCAATACAGGAACCCACACAGCAAGCGCCAGCACCTCAACAAGATTTTATGAGCAGGGCTATTGGATTCGGTAAAAACGCCATATCTGACATGATTTCTCCATTCGTAAGAACAGGACAAAATATAGCGGGAGCAGAATTTGAAGTAAAAAGAGCACTAGAAAATAAGATTGGTAATTCACCACTTGCTGACATACCGCTGCTTGGACATCTTTTTGCCAGAGGTAGAAATGCTTATGTAGATCAAAACACTGGTGTTGTCAGAGAAAATCCTTATTTATCACAAGAAAGATTACAGGGAATTACGAATGATCCACTAGCCGAAGGCGCAAGAAATGGTGCAGGCATGCTTTCTTATGCAATTCCTTATGGAAAGGGTGCCAATATATTTACTAAAGCCGTGGCCCCAGGATTTGCTCAGGGAGCTATGTTTGCTGCCTCAAAAGAAGGTGCAACTACGGGAGATGTCATGGGAGGAGGAATCGGTGGAGGATTATTTGGAGCTGGGACTTATGGACTGAGCAAAATATTGGGTGGACTTGGCAATACAGGACAGGGACTTAGAAAACAAGTATTGAATCCTCAAATTGAGGCTACTCCGTACTACTCTTCACAGGTTGATAAAGCTCAGAAATTAGCATCGGATATTGGGTTGCATGGTGGTGCAGACAGACAACTTTTCCAGCTTAACAAGGAGTGGGACACAGTCCAGCAAGGTATCAGCGGTATTCTTAAAAACTCGAAAACTCAGGCACTCCAAAAAACTGCACAGTCTAATTTTGAAAATGCGCTTGATAACTCAAACTATTTGGAGAGTATGCCTGGATATAAAGAGGCAAAAAGCTCACTTTTGAAAAGGCTTTCTAGCATTTTTGATCATGGAAGTGCATCGGCTAAATCTATCTATGGCCTCAAGTCTCAATTAAGACAAGAACTAACAAACACTTTTACTAAACCTGCCTTAACTCCAAAAGAAGAAGTAAAACAGGCTCTATTTGAAAGTCTCAAGACAACTCTTGATGATCTTGTTCCTGAAGTAAGAGGACTCAATCAACACGAAGCCGAACTCTTTAATTTATCTAAAGGACTTGTCAAACAAGCTGAAACAAAATTCCGCCTTCCCTTGATTGGTGCTCATGTTTCTGAGGCTCCATTTCAAGAGGCTGGAGATGCAATTGGTAGAGGAATGATAAATGCTGCAAAACCAGCAGGTTTTATTGGAGCTGTTGGTCGTAGCCCTATCCCCATCCCAGCGTCACAGTCCATACTTCGTGAACTTACCAGACCTACAGAACAAACAGGACAAACAAATCAAACTATGCCAGGTATGGAAAATAGCATTACAACTCAAACTAGACTTAATAATCTTGGTGTCAATAATAATAAAAAAGGTGGTTTGAATCTCACACTAGATCAAATGACACAGATTATGCTCAGTCCAAAAATATCTGACAAAACAAAAGAACGCTTCCAATACCTATACAAAGAACAGCAATCACAAGCTGGTGGCGGTAAGAAAATGTCAGCAGCAGCAGCAAAGGATCTAAGTCGAAATATGACAGCTATGAGAGACATTGCAACGCTTGAGCAAGAGCTAAAAAATAATCCATTTGTAGTAACTCAAGCAGCCATCCCAGGCAGTCCTGGTGCTCGTGCATATCGTGCAGTACAGGGCGGTATCCTAGATGCAATTGGTACAAATAGAACGGGAGCTGCATATACGTCTGAGCAAAGAAAAGACTACGAACACTTGCTTCCTGTTCCTGGAGATTCACCAGAAACAATACAGTTCAAATTACAGCGTATAAAGCAAGAGATAGGAACATACGTGCAAAATCTTGGATCATCCTCTATGACTGATCCTCTCATCGCTCAATAAAGGGTGTATTGCATAATTCCTATACAGTTGCTAGACTGATATACAATGATACTCTTATCGCAGCTCGATCCTCGCTGGTCAAATAAGAAACTTGGCTCAAGCCAGGTCACAATCGGTGGGTATGGCTGTACGATCACTTCAATAGGCATGATCCTCGAAAGGACCCCAGATGTCGTCAATGACCGCATGTTAGCTGTAAATGGCTTCTACCAGGGTAATTTGGTCATCTGGGATAAGATCCCTGCTGCTTTCCCTGAACTTGTAGAAAGTGTGCGAAGAGTATGGAGCTACAACAATGATGACGTCAAGGCTAATGTACCCGTAGTTGTACAGGTTGATGGCTCACCTATAGGATCACCCACTCATTTTGTCGTCTACAAAGGCAATCAGCAGCTTGCAGACCCATGGGGAGGGGTAATACGACCAACTTACTCATATATCCCTAATTCTTACTGCGTAATCAAGCTCAAACAGACTCAGATTCCTAATGCTGACGAATACGTATTGAGGCTCTCTCAAGCCCTAGTCAGTGCAGAGAACGCCATCACCTCAGGTGAACAGATCGGAGATAAGTTGTGGAAAACAAAGAATAAGGCTAATAAAGCCAAATTAGTATCCCTAGCAGGGAGGTTGTAGAGAATGAAAAAAATGATAGATCCAACACCAACGCCACCTCAAATGTTCACCGAGTACGTCCTTGGGCTAAAAACTGGCCATGTAGTCGCAGGTATGTTTGCGGGCTTTGTCCGAAACGTACTGGCTCCTGAAAAGGACCACACGCTCGGTCAAAATATCATGGCTACCATAGCGGGCGCGGTCTCAGCAGGGTATCTCACCGTGCCAATCATCCACGCACTCAATATCTCGTATGAGTTTGAGAATAGCGCAGCATTTGTCGTTGGGCTTATATCAATGCAGCTCGTCAACTCGTTTATACGAGCCTCTAAACAACTCGATTTTCGTAACCTCTTTACTAATTTTATAAAAAAATGAACTCACTTCCTATCCTTGCATCCGTTATATCGCTCGTAGTCCAAGCACTCAAAGCACTCATCAAAGATCGCCTCCCTGACGAGGTGTACCCTGTATTTGCCCTTATCTTGGGCGTAGGACTGTCTTTGGGACTCAAAGGGACAGTACTCGAAGGTATCAATATCGGCCTCGCCTCAATGGGTATCTATGCTGTAGCTAAGCACGCAGCTTTGGGGGTCAATAAGGTGTTTCCAAACTAAGTTATAGGCTTTCCCAACGAGTAAAACATACTATATATCCCCAAACATTAGCAGTTAAACGTCCTGTCTGCTACTTTTAAACAAAGTCCAGGTGGGACGCTATACAAAGCCCCTATGACAAAAGATACTCCGGTTCCAACCCTCTATGGTGCTAGTTGGTGCATTCCTTGTAAGAAATTGAAGGAATGGTTAGACAAAAAACATATCCCATACAAGTACGTAGATGTCGAGACTTTGGACGGTGGACAGGAGGAATTAGATCGTAATAACATCAGCTCAATCCCAACGCTTGTGATGGGGAATGTACGATTGCACAGCCCCACTGAAGCAGAATTGAGCGTACAATTTCCGTCTTGACAACGATGTAAAAGTTATCTATATTTGACGTTGTAAAAACATGACCAAACTCTCTGAGTTGCGAAAATGTTTCTCTCCAAACAAGGCTCGTAAGCTACGCTACTTTTGTGAAACTTCCAAGATTCCCGCCGTAAAAGGACCAGGCAAAGAATGGTATATTACTGACACTCGTCAGGCTATTAAATACATCAATGGAAAAACATAGACCCCCTCCCAAAGAGAAGCCCAAAGAGTCCACCGAAGGTACGGTGTTTGACTACTCTGCGCTCTCCGAAGACTTTTCCTCCTACAACCTCCCCGACGGCACGAGATCATGCGACAAGCCTGATCACGCTCAGCGCTCACTCGCCAACGATCCAAATCACTCTAAACATTGGGGTAAGAACCCACCGAAATAATATGGAAGAAGAAACACCAAAATACCAAATCTTCCTGTCTACTTCTCCCGAAGTACAGCGATCATCACAAGCAGTCCTCATCGATACTCCAGACGATAAGTATCAGTGCATCTATAGCGGTGAGGGTACGCTTGTTGACTCCTTGTTTATCCCAGCAATCATGCACAACCAGGTACAAAAGGGCAACGTCTACCTACTGACCCATCCAGATGACTATGAAGCTGGCATGTACTCAGGACTTACTGCAAAGGAGGGCCCCACACCATGAGCGCAGTCCAAGAACAACTATTAGCTACCGAGATGGTATTG